CTTCCCGTCAGGAGTTAGCTTGAAGGCTAACGCCGTGTTGTCTTTGCGGTACGCATAGTTTTTCCAATGGGGGTTCACCTCTTTCGGCACGGTTTTGCCTTTGGCTAGGAAATGTCTATCGTGATCTCCGTAATTACTGGTCAGGTTTATAGCTTGCTTCCCGTTGTACACTAGGAAGTACATACCTCTCGGTGTGTGTCGTGATAAGAACTGATACCTACTGACATGGTTCCACGGCCCTGTGCCGTTGCGTATCTTAACGCTAGTGGTTCCGTCACGATACTTGCGCCACACGACAGCAGCATAAAATTCGGTGTCCGCTTTGGTAGGGGTTCTGTCGGTTCCCCACGTTTTGAACACGGGGTCGCCAAAGCAATACCCGTCAAGAAGCGCATAGCAGTAATCGCTGAGTTTAACGATGCGCTCCCACTTACGCTTACGATCCCCGATGGGTCGGATATCTTCCGCTTTGGTGTGGCATTTCGATATCAAAGGTTTGACAGCATTGTAGTGATGCTCCACCTCTGCAAAAGTTTGGAATGCTGAGTATGTAAGTGCCATTAGTTATTCTCCTGTGTTGGCCGTGTTTTCGGCCTGATTATATTTGAGACGCCCTCCGATACTTCGCAGAACATCATTATGTTATTGCCGTACAAGTCGTACAACTCGTCGTACAATGGTGCTGCAATACCGTTTTGCATCACCGCTCGGCAGTCGGCTTCGGTTTCAAACCACACCACTGCCTCAACTTCTTTACTCTGCAACTCGTAGTGCAAGATCAAAGCTGTAAAAAATTCAATCATCATAATCCCTTTCGATTTCGCCAAGCCCATCGCAGTTACGACAATCACGCTCATACTCCTCTTTGTAACCGTATGGGTTGTCCTTACTCATCATCACGTTGCGCTCAGCGATTTCTTTACCTACGCCTTTACATTCGGGGCAGCGGATGAACGGGTTATCTACAAAAATATTGCTCATCATACACCGTCCATCTGGTATGGCATCCGATCTTTCGAAGGCCGAACATCGTCCACAGTTGGTGGTACAGGACCGACAGGTCCGACAGGTCCGACAGTACTATCACTTGACGAGTTCTCTCTGCGCTTTACCCAATATACAAAAGCTTGATACGAGTTAAATCCCAACAGTTTAGCAGCGGCTGTCTTACAACCGTGACCTGTACCTACCTGACGCATTGCTTCATCAATGTAGAGGTTGGCGAGTTCCTCCATAGCTAGTTTCACGTTCATATCATCCCGAAACGTGTAAAGTGTCGGGTCGGTTTGTTTGGGTTGCGGCAGTACATCCACCGCGCCCCCGTTAATATTGATTACTATCTGCATTACATATCCCTTGAGTTAATGTGAATTGTTTTACCTACGTCTGCGGTCTTGCTGCTGTTGTCCATGACGCACCAAAGCACAGGCATACTCCACTCGCCCCAACCGTTATACAAATCACCATCGGTTAGAACGATACATGCCTGCGCGTTGATAGCTTCGTCACGAATGTACTCGGTGACACATCTAACATTTGTGCCCCCGCCACCTTCTGGTTTGGTTGACTCCACGATAGTTTTCAAATCTTCTTTATCGTACTTCTCGTCACGACATATCTTTGTGTCCCAATAAAGAAGCCTCACCCCGTCAGGTTGTACCGTGTCGCAGATAGATTTTATTTCAGATAGAAATTGCGTAATCTCACGCTGCCCAATCGAACCAGACGTATCAACAGCTAACACCAGTTCTCCAACAGTTTCGGTGACGCCGCTTGGCATGTAGATACCTAGTGACAGGAACCTACGATTAGGCTTGCGGTATGTACTATAGTCTTTGCCTGTGCATGTATCAGATATAAAATCGCGTAACGCTTCGCGCCAATCAACTTGTGCTTCCAACAATTCGCTGAAATCACGCGCACCGCCGCTACCCATCTTACCCGCAATTAGTGCGCCTTGACGAATTGCCTCGTCAAGTTCGCGCCCCAATGCACGTTTTTCTTCAGGCGTTAATTCCTTCGCTCCTTCCCAGTCGTGAGTGTCAAATGGTGACTGTCCGTTTGGTAGTGTTTCACTACCTTGATTAGCGCCTGCGCCATCTTCACCGCTGTCGTTAGGTATTCCACGCGGCGGCGGAGGTGGGGTTGGTAAGTCTTGACACAACAAGTTGTAGACCTGTGCGCTGTCCATGCCACGATATTTCTCGTCGTAACAACCCTTCTCCAACTCACCTGTCATAGTCGCAAACCCATCTTGGTTTTCGTCAACAATCTGAAGGTTACTCACAAAGTCATTTGCACAGTTTGCGAGAAATGGATTTTCTTCGTACAGATGAAGCCATATGATAAGATGTTTGTACAACTTGTGCCACACCTCGTGAAGCACAAGAAAACGTAGTTCTGCGTCGTTAAGCTTCTTAACAAACTCACGTCCATACCACTCGTCACGTCCATTAGTACATGCGGTGGGCACACTAGGATCGTCTACAATAATGCGCTTACCAACCATAAGCACTGGTGCTAGAGCCACGTATTTTTTGTGGCCCATAATAGCAACGACCGCTTTGTCCAGTCGTTGCTCCTCTGTTAGATTTTGCATAAACATTAGTTATTCTCCTTATACTTTATCCGCTGTGTACAGATGACTGTTCTCCATAGCCCAGTCTGTAAACTTCTTGTTAGTCATAACCATTGACTGCTTACTGTACTTCGCTGAACGAACACCGTTAGCAAACATCGCTTGCGCCTCGGGGTTCAGTCGTGGCAAATAATCCATCCAAGCGTTAATCCATTCTTTCTCCAACGCAGACAGAGTTCTGTACACAACCATACAGATGGCTGCGGCGCTGTCGGGTACTTTAGCGTTCTTCGGATCATCCTTGATAGACTGCAAGCTTGGTAGCTGATCGGCGATCTTCACGAACGCCATCAGATCCATTGCACCGCGATCACCAATCGTACCCATGAGAGCAGCGACAAGCGTTTGGTCATCCAGATGTTCCCGGGCCAACAGTATGTCAGATGACGCATGTAGAGATCTTGGTGTGATGAACGCCGCACGTTGTGATTTTGGATGGAAGATGTATGGGTTCTCGTCAGGATCTTTCACGTCCTCAAATGGTTGCAACAGATGCGGATTGTCTCTGATCCAACCAAGCAACGTGTGATCCCAACCATCGTTGATACCAAACTCAATCAACTCCATGTGGTCAGTCTTGCGAACCTGCACAACCGTTATGCGGTTACGTGCATGAGGTGGCAACAAGTCGCCAACTCCCTCGCTCCCCTTGTTAGTCGTTGCAAAGATAATGCTGTCGGGGTGTAGTGAAACACTACCAATTTTACGTTCTAGCATCAGACGCAACATGCCCAACTTGACAGCAGGATTGGCTTTACCAAACTCGTCAACCATCAAGATGATCGGTTTGTTGTAATGCACACCTAGTTCTTCGTTGGGTGCCATCCTCACACAGCCCTCAGTCTCGACTGAGTTCATGTTTGGGATCATCAGATCGCCAAGATCTTTTGTAGTGCAGTCAAAGTACACGCCGATATGTGTTGGCAGTTCTTGCTGCAACGTCTTTAGGGTTGATGATTTACCGTTACCCATATCACCCTGCATTAAGACAGTACGCTTTTTACCGATTGCCTTGATAAGTTCCACGCATTTGTCGAGTGGTAGTGCGTACATATTTTGTGCTTGATTAGTCATTTTGTGTTCTCCTACTTCTTAGCTTCTGCAAGATACAAATTGCACAGACGTTCAACCGCCTGCTCTTTTGTTAAGTTAAATCCCAACTGCTCACTCATTATTGTGCGTACTTCTTGCACTCTGGCGTCAGGGGTTGATTTGATTTCTACGTTAAAAATGCCCATAGTTTTCTCCATTATATATCTAGGCTAGGAAGCGCGGAGATTGCTTTGTCCACCGCTGCTTTGGTTTCGGCGCGGAACGTACTGTCCTCACGCAAGGCATCGGGCGTTACACCCGACATGGCTTCTTCCAGATTGTCAGCCATCGCTCTCATCTGGACAGAATTTGTTACATTGCATCCGCGCAATAGTTCGATCATCTCGTTGACGTTACCAACCAAAGTGTCACGAAAGATCTTCTTCTTCTCATGTTCTTTGTAGTCGAGACGCTCAGACATCTTTTGAAGGTACTTGTGTAGACGTGTCCACACGTCATTCATTGCTCGCTCGTACTGCTCGGTGTAAAATTCTTCGTATTTTTGTTTCATCTCAGCCAACGCTTCATTGCCAATATCCACACGGAAGTCACCCGAATCAGGTAACGGCATGTACGATAGCTTGAAACGAAACTTACGTGTCAGCTCTTCGAGCGTGGGGTAATCATCATGTGAGAACAAATGCCCAAGCTTCAACTGCATATCAATCACGGCATCGTTGTAATTGGTAAGCACTGCGGAGACTAGACGCTCAAACTCGTTTTGCATCTCGGTCATGGCTTGGTTGTACTTGAAGTACTGCGCTGTCGATACCAGACGTAAACCAGAGTTTGACCACGGCAATGTCATGTGAGAATGCATGTCACGAGTTGCCGACACATGACGTGTAACGGCTCGCAGGTCGGCGTTGTCGTGCAGTAGATCTTTGATCGCACGTACAGAACCTTTGATAGCGTTGTTGCTATGCGCGACTTCATCAGAGGCGCGCTTGTCTTTCTTGCTGCCAATCCAATGTGAGATGTTCAACTCAATAAGCATTGCAGACGATGCAAGCGTTGGTGCAAGCACATTGTGTAGTGTTTCACTACGGTTAATTGTTTGTATATTATCAAGTGCGGGTACCATGACCATGATTATTCTCCAACATATTTGTTTAGACCTTTGAGGTCGTTGCGGTTTGTC